TGGATACGATCCTGATAAGTTCGAGATGGTCTTAGGCGACTACAAAGTGTATGAGCAGCATAGTACCGAAGACGGCACAGTTCCGCAGTACAGCATTCATATTCGCGTAAAGCCGAAACAAGGCTTATCGATAAGTGAAATGGCTGAAGCGTTCAACGACAAAATCATTCCGGTCAATTACGGCATGAAGAAATCGGGCGATCGCAACCTAGTAATTCCATTGCCTGACCTGCACTTTGGCTGGACAACATTCGCCGATCTAAAAGACATGGTGAGTCAACTCAGAGAGATCATCATGGACGGCTACAACGAGATTGTGATCGAGCAATTGGGAGATCTGTTCCATAGTGATCAGATTCATGCAACACAAACGGTTAGAGGGACACAACTAGATCACGCAAACATGCGTCAGGCATTCCATGATGCAGTGAAGCTGTTTGATCAAATTGTTCCGCTGGCAATTGAATATAGCAATCGCGTCTCAATCAAGAGCGTGTTCGGTAACCATTCAGGTGATCTCGAATACGCTTTTCTTTATGCGCTGATAGATCGCTATCCACAAGTACACGTTGATCTCAATGACAGTAATCCGGCAACCGACTGGCGCTGTGCATACTTGCTAGGGCATGTTGGCATTATGCTCGCACACGGAGATGTAGCCAAGGACAAGCTGACAAGCCTTTTCCTATTTTAATACAAAAGGATATTCAGTGTGGCAAAAACATACGAGCTTCACTCAGGCCACTATCATAGCGAGCGGTTTAAAGATGATCGTGGCATTATGTGGCGTCAGCTTGGAACGGCGAAACCAAATGATCCCTATGAGATTAAGAATGGCTTCACCACGGGCAAACATCTGCTGTATGCGTTCGTTTATGACGACACGCGATTGAGGTGTACTTATGAACTCAACTAATGCGATGAAGCGAGTCGGTTACGGATATGTAAGCCGCACAGAGCAATCAATCATTGAGAGATTATCGAGAGAAGAAAAGAAAATACAAGCAATTATCTACACAAGGCCTGGCTGTCAAAAGTGTCGGCGAACAGTATTCAAGCTAAGCAAGGTCATGCCGGTGCAAACCATCACAGCGGACGCGGACGACTACGAGCGGTTCCGCAAGCTAGGCTATCGTTCAATGCCAGTCGTAACAATCTACAAAGCAGACGGCACCCATGATGAATGGTGCGACTTGCGGGTTGACAAGATCAAACAATACACGGAGGGATAGACATGATATTCGATAATGCTAAAGGCCAAAGCAGGCAATTGTCTCACCGTCAGTTGCCTCCACCAGCACCAGTGCTACCAAAAATGGAAGAATCACTGCCAACTCGTGCCAATGCAACTAAGAAATACAAAGACAGTCTGATTGCCGAAGTTAACGAAGCCATTAACCAAGGAATTAATACTACATCCCCAATCTCAATTGACGTTTCCAAGTACAATCCAGCAGTCGTTAATGAAGTGATCAGTTTGCTAACGAAATCAGGATGGGATGTTACTGGCATAAACATTGACGGTTCATATTCGACAATCATATTGTCTTAGGAGGAATTACACATGCTTAAAGTAGTTAAGCGACTGAAAGAACGCTTCTCAGGTAAAAAAGGAATCGATAAGATAACCGTTACGTTAGATACAAACATCGATCCACTTATGGCCAAACTTGACAAGATCAAGAACGCGGTCGAAAACATCAAGGCTGACGCGACACCGAAAGTTTCACCCACCTTAACTGCGTATGGTCTATGTGATGGTAAATTGCCTGAGATCGAAGGCGTCACGCTATCTGATGATTTGAAATTCAGCGAATCATTTATTGCAGAGCTAGACAAAGCACTGAACGAATATCAGCGAAAGCAGGAGCAGTCATCGCAGTGTGCAAGAACTTCGCATGTTCGCATCGAGTTCGATGACATTAATGACGTGCCACATGTTTGGATTGATGGCAAAGATATAAGTAGCTTTCCAGATCACGGGCTGGTTCGGCTCAACATCGAATGGAATGCTGACAAGGAACGCATCAAGCCTAATCATTACTGCATTCGATACCATAGCGGTGAAGACACAAACCCATGTCAGTACACAGGTGTTAGACAAACGAGTGAAACTTACGAATAGTTCCGCAATTGGATTACGCGAGGGGTGATGGGCATGACTAACACATTGTATACGGGAGATGTTCACAGCCACGCTGGTCGTGCACACTTCTATCGTTCAGCTGAATGGAAAGCATTGCGCGAACAAGTTCTTGAACGTGACCACTATGAATGTCAATGGTGCAAAGCGGAAGGACGCGTGACTACTGGCAATGACATGACGCTGGAGATTGACCACATCAAGACGCTAGAGGAACGTCCAGACCTAGCGCTTGATCCAGACAATCTACGCACACTCTGCCGCGACTGTCACAACAAGCGACACGGACGATTCAATTACAAACGTTTGGGGAGACCCAAAAATCCGTATGCCAGCGATGAGAGATGGTAAAATAACAGACCCCCGGGTCAAAAAATTCAATGCCATTTTGAAATTCGGGGACCGGTGGACGGGCTCGTCTTCCGCAAAAATGTTTCGTTTTTTTCGCGCGAGGGGGGGTACCCTATACCAAAAATGGGAGGTGATAATCCATGGACAAGCTAGATAAGCTTAAAAACAGGCTATTGTCTCAAATAGACAAGACTAATCCAATTGAAACCGAGAAGGTGGATCGATATGTTTCAATGGTTGACATGTTCTACAAGCTTCAAAAAGAAGCTATCAAGCAGCCGATCATTGAAATTGAGAATGGCAGTCAGCATTTCACTAAATCTAATCCTGCTTTGGCTGATATGAACAAGATTAATGCAAGCCTAATTTCACTTGGCAAGGACATGGGTTTGTCCGCTCCGCCTGGCATTGATGGAAAGGGCACGGGATATGATCCTGATGATCTGCTTTGATTCATAACAATTATGTTGATGATTACATCAAGGGTTATGAAGAAGGACACTTGCTGTTTAATAAGGAACGTATTCAGCTTGTTGATTATCTAAAAAAGTCTGTGCTATCTGACGACACACTGCATTTTGACAACGAACAGATTGAGAACTGCATTAAGTTCAGCGAGAAGTGGTTTTTCAAACTTCAGCCGTTCCAAAAGTTCTTGATTGCGTTCGTTTTTTTGTATCACGAAGACGGGACCAATTATTATGAAGACTTTTTGTGGATGATGGGTCGTGGATCTGGTAAGAACGGATTGATTTCGGCGTTAGGGACGTTTTTGATATCAGAATTTAACGGTATACCTTCATATAACGGTTCAATCGTTGCTAACAGCGAAGACCAGGCAAAAATATCGGTTGAAGAAATTCACGATGTAATGGAATCAAATCGACCAAAGCTTAGACCCGCATTCTACTGGACGAACGGTCTCATAAAAGCTAAAAAGACCAATTCTACTTTGAGATATCGAACTTCTAACGGCAACACGAAAGATGGTTTACGAGACGGCTTCGTTATCTTCGATGAAATTCATGAATATCAGGATGACAGCAATGTCAAAGTCCACCTATCAGGACTTGGCAAAAAACAAAATCCTCGTGTCTTTTATATTGGAACCGATGGATATGTGCGCGATGGATTCATTGATACTAAGAAAAAGCAAGCAGCCAATGTCTTGAGTGGAAAGGCTGCGCCAGATTTCATATTTCCTTGGATTTGTAAAATCGACGATGTGTCTGAAATTGATGATCCAGAAAAGTGGGAAAAAGCCGTTCCAATGATTGTAAAACCGTTGTCATCGTATGGTAAGACCCTTTATCGGCAAATCAAGAAAGACTACGACGCATTAGTAGAAGCACCAAGCGGACGTGAGGAGTTTTTAACAAAGAGAATGGACTATCCCAGCACGTCCATGAACAGTAGTGTTGCGCCTTGGGAAGAGATTGCAGCAACCAATCAACCGATTCCGCATGATCTAGACGGCAGAGAGGCAATAGGGGCGGTGGATTTTGCCAGTGTACGAGATTTCATTGCTGCTGCAGTAACGATTAGGTACCGAGATAAATTAGTAACCATTGAAAAGCAGTGGGCACGGAAGGGATTCTGTGATCAATATTACGCATACAGTCGAAAGGACAGAATTGCGACACCAAATCAGCGTCTCAATATTCCACTTCACGACTGGGAAAGAATGGGCCTAATTGAAGTTGTTGACGAGCCACTTATGGATCCTAGACATGCATTAGATTGGATACAAGCAATGGCACATCGATTTGATATAAAAAAGGTAGTTATGGATAACTACCGTGCTCAGATTATGCGAAAAATGTTCGAAGATGCCAATTTTGAGGTTGATATCATTCACAATCCTACTTCTATTGATGGTTTATTGGCATCAATAATTGACGACGGTTTTCCAAGAGGACGTTTTGTATGGGGAGATAACCCTTTGCTTCGCTGGAACACACAGAACGTGCTGGTAAAGGTAAACAAGGCGAACGGAAACAAGTCCTATGAGAAGAAAGAGGAAACTCGTCGTAAGACAGATGGTTTTAAAGCCTTTGAATATACGTTGTACCGAGTAAATGAGTTATCCGATATGGACGTCAGCGAATCGCTGGCGTTTTTAAATGACCTTGACTTCTGAAAGGAGGTGAAAGCGTGAACTTCAACTTATTTGATCTGTTTACTCAACGAAAAGATGCCAGTTTTGCCTATGATCTTGATTTAATTGGCGGCCAGCAGACGCAAGTTTACCTGAAACAGTATGCGTTAAATACGTGTGCTTCTTTTTTAGCCAGAACGGTTTCTCAGTCCGAGTTCAAAACTAAAAACGATGCGCTTTATTACAAGCTAAATGTCCGACCAAACTATAATCAAACAGCAACGAGCTTTTGGCAGGAACTGATCTTTAAACTCATTACAGATAATGAAGTGCTGGTCGTTCAGGACGATACAGGCGACCTACTGATTGCTGACAGCTACGTTCATAATGTCAAGGCGGTATATCCTGATACATTTTCTGGAGTGGTGGTCAATGACTATCAGTTTCAGCGTGTGTTTGGAATGGATGACGTTTGGTTTATCAAATACAACAACGACAACCTAACCACATACACTAATCAGTTGTTGTCCGACTATGCTAATTTATTCAGCCGCATGATTAGTTTCGCTATGCGTAACAAGCAGCTAAGAGCAACGGTGGATTTCTCAGGCGTTACAAGTTTTGACAGCCAAACGCCTAAAGATGACGCGAATGGCAATAAGAAAGAAAATCCAGCTCAGAAATTTATTGATAAGCTATTTAGCGCATTCAGAGACAACGACATTGCGATTGTGCCTTTACAGAAGGGCATTAAGTACGACGAAGTTTCAAGTCAGTATAGTGGCGCAGATCAGGCATTTTCTGACATTACTGCTGCGCGTAAAGAGGCAGTTGACAGTGTTGCCGAGATTCTAGGAATCCCACCGGCATTGATCCACGGTGCACAGGCGGAAGTTGATCAGAATCAACAAGAACTATTGAGCTTTTGCATTGCTCCGCTTAACCAAAAAATTGAGGATGAGCTGAATGCTAAAGCTGTAAGCCAGTCTTCATATGATCAAGATAAGGTCACCGTTTGGGGACTGAATAAGCCTAATGCTCTTAATCTTAGCGACGCAATAGACAAGCTAGTATCAAGCGGTGTATACAATCGTGACACTGTGCGAAGCTGGTTTGGCGATGATCCAATTCCAGACGGAAGCGGCCAGAAATACTACATCACAAAGAACTATGAGGAGGCAACGAAGGGAGGTGATAATGATGACGACAGTAATTCCAATTAACACTCAGCTTGTTGATGATGAGACTGCGAGTGTCATGAAGTCATGGGGACTGGATTTAGTAGCTCCAAACGCGATCCGCGAAATGCTTCCGACTGATAATTCAGACGTTATAGTCGAAATTGATAGTCCAGGTGGATTGGTTACCGCCGGGAGCTCAATTGCGACACTTTTGAAAGACTATCCCGGAACTGTAACGGCTAAGATTATCGGTCAGGCAGCATCTGCAGCTACAGTAGTAGCACTGTCAGCTGACAAGATTATGATGGCCCCGACGGCTACATTCATGATTCACCGTGTGTCAGTTTCTGGTATTTCTGGTAACTCCGGTGATCTTGACAAGTACAGTGATGTTCTTTCAATGCAAGATAAACAATTTGCTAACTTGTATGCATCAAAAACCGGAAAAACAACTGATGAGATGCTCAAGCTAATGGCGGACGAAACGTATATGTCAGCACAACAGGCCAAAGATATTGGATTTGTTGATGAAATTATGTTTGAGGAACAGCCTACCTTGGTAGCGGGGCCAAAAACGATGCTGACAAAAGAGATCGTTGATGCTCTTAAGGAGTATCGAGAAATCAAGGACAAGCCAACAGAACCGGCTGTAAAGATTGACACCGATGAATTAGCAGAAAAGCTTGCAAATAAATTGAAATCCCATGAGGAACCTAAGCAAAGCAAGTTTGCAGGGTTCCTTTTTTAATACGAAAGGAGTCATAAAAATATGACTATGAGCTTTAAGAATTTAGATACCTTTGCGGAAAAACAAAAGGCATTCGCAGACATTGTCAAAAGTGGTGGTGATGCTGAAGCCCAAGGCAAGGCGTTTGGCGAAATGATGGACGCACTGTCCACTGATCTCAACAGCTTCCAAGAAAAGCTGAAGAATAAGACCCAAGAGGAAATTGATAGCATCATCGCGGCAAACACCGGTGATGTAAAGATGACCCAAGACGAAGTTAAATTCTTCAATGATATCTCGACTGATACTGGGTTCAAGAACGACCAGCTTATTCCACAAACCACTGTGGACAAGATTTTCGAAGATCTGACTTCTAATCACCCTCTGCTGCAAGCAATTGGTCTGCAGAATAACGGCGTACGGTTGAAAATCTGGAAGTCTGATGCTACAGGTGCCGCTGTATGGGGCAAGATTTTTGGCGACATTCAAGGGCAGCTTGATGCTACGTTCACGTCTGTTGATGCAGAAATGAGTAAACTGACGGCATTCGTAGTGCTGCCTAATGATCTTGATTCATTCGGTCCGGCATGGGTACGCACATATGTTACTACCCAAATCACCGAAGCGTTTGCGGCCGCATCTGAATCTGCTTTTGTCGATGGCGATGGTAACAGCAAGCCAATTGGGCTTGATCGTGATCCATCAAAAGGTGCCACTGCTGCTGGCGTGACAACCTATCCTGTTAAGGCTGATGCCGGTACCGTGACCCTAAAGGACGCTGACACAGCCAAGTTTGAACTAATGACCATCATTAAGGCTCTGTCCAAGAAAGAAAACGGTAAGCCTGTAGTTGCACGTGGTAACACCATTTTGGTTGTACAACCGGGTGCTTCGCTTGATTTTGAGCGTGCAATGACCATGCAAAACGTTAATGGTCAGTGGGTATATGCGTTACCATATGGCATTCAGATCATTGAATCTCAGTATGTTCCAGATGGAAAGGCTATCGCTTTTGTTAAAGGCCGTTATGACGCATACATGGCTGGTGGCTTGAACATCTCTGACTTTAACCAAACATTGGCCATTCAGGATGCAATCCTGTTCACTGCTAAGCAATTCTTCTATGGTGCGCCAGCAGATAGTAATGCTGCGCTTGTCTATGCGCTGAATATCGCTGCGCCAAGTGCTTCCACAACTGGTGGGACGGGAAACTAGTATCCCCCGGCGTAACGGGGGTAGACAGCAACTCAACCGTTGCACAGCTGAAGTCATATCTTGATTCAAAGGGAATCAGTTACCCAAGCAATGCATTAAAGGCCGATTTACAGAAACTTGCGGGGGTGACATCAGATGAATGATGATCAGATTGAATCGCTTTTGACGGACTTTAAAGCCCGAATGAGCATTTACCACTCATCAGAAGATGCTGAGCTTAAAAACATGCTACAGGCCTCTTACGATGCAGTTAATCGCATGACTGGAGTGTCTGATATCACCAATAACCAGTTAAAAGAGCTTGTCATTGAACGTACTAGGTATGTCTACAACGATCAGGTCGAGTTTTTCGAAGACAACTTCCTATCAACGATTATTGGCTTGAGTTTACAGGCATATGGTGAGGAGGACGATGACAATGGCTAGTCGTCCAAGCTTTCAGTATCAGCCTCCCAAACTTGACAGTGGAAAATTAAGAATACCGATTCACTTCTATGCTCAAGATGTTGGTGATTCACCTGAACCAACAGACATTGAGCCTAAAGAAGTGTTTTTTTGTCTTTGCGATGCCTATTCGCCAAGCAATAAGGACAAGGCAGTTCTTGATAGCCACGAGGTTGACCTGGGCGTCACTGTGATTATTCGCGATACCAAGGGTGAATTCATTCCGAACAACAAAATGACAGCGTTTATTGACGACTCTCGCTATCAGGAAGTTAAGGAGTGGCAGATTGAAGAAGTTCGCCATGATTTTGAAGCCAACAGGTTCATTACGCTGGTATTGGGGGCGAAGCAATGACAGTAACTTTGGACGTTAAAGGTTTAGAAGACTTAGAAAACAAGCTAAGTCAAAAGTTTAGCGATCGCAAGGTTGCTAAATATGTCAACAACGCGTTAACCATCGCTGGCCGGTATGCAGTTGTTGAACTTAAGCAAGCTGCAGCAAGCTATCGAGACACTGGCGCAACAGTAAATGAAATTACTGCGGGCAAACCACGGCTTCGTGGTGGGGTTCGCAATATCAAGATTGGGTGGTCGGGTGATGGTTCAAAACAACGGTGGCGCTTAGTTCATCTCAACGAATTTGGGTACACCCGAAATGGGCGTACGTATGCTCCAAGAGGCATAGGGAAAATTCGATCATCATATGATGAAATGCAGCCGAAACTGAAAGAGCTAGAAGCGGCTGAATTGAGGAAACTGCTATGAAAGACATGCTGAACACGATTTATACAGAGATACGTGGTGATCCGCTAGTATCTCAGTACCCGATTAAGTATTACGACTATCCAGAGGCAGCTTCTAAGGAAACGTTTGTTCTCATCAAACCGTTGTCTCCTCCAACGGCCGCCTTTGGTGCCAGTGATAAAGAATTAGCACAACAGCTAACTTACCAGATTGATGTGCAATCCGGTGATCGCATGCTGTGTAAGCAGATACAACAAGCAATCAAAAAACACATGTACTCGTTAGGCTTCTCGCAATTATCCGAGGGGCTTGACGAGTTTTTTAGTGACACAAAACGGTATGTCGATGCACGGCGATATCGAACTGTCACACAGCTTTATGACGCTAACTATTAGAAAGGAGTCATCACATGACTTTAGTACATTTTCCACGCATGACCATTCAACCGTTTGACGCTACTGGGGCCCCAAAGGGAGAACCAATCGTTGTTCAAGGTGATACAAACAAAGGCGGTACCATTACAGCTGAAATCTCTGGGTTGTCAAGCAACGCTCTGAAGGTTGCTGCATCGGACATTGAGTATTGGATTTCTCAAGAGGGTGTTGGTGAAGTTTCAGTTGACTTTACGTTGATCGACATTCCAGCAGATTCAGAAGCGATTATCCTTGGGCAGAAAACTGTTGAGTCTGGTATCACATATGTGGGTAATGACACGAACCCACCATATTGTGGAGTTCTGTTAGAAGCAGAAAATCTTCAAGGGGATAGTGCCTATTTAGGATTCTTCCGCGGCAAATTTTCCAAGGACAAAGAGACCTTGAATACACAAGATCCAGCTGACAAGAAGGCACCAGAAGGCGATAGCTATACGTTTACTGCGGCCGGTTCACCTGATGATGGTGATCAAAAAGGCGAGTACGTCGCTAAATATGTCGGGTCTGATGCAACAGCTATTAGCACGGTGAAAGCGCAGGTTTTAAAGGCAACCCCAAAACCGTAACGGTGTCTGGAGTATCTCTGACACCGGCAACAGCGAGCGTGAAAGTTGGAGCAACCACCGCATTGACGGCTACAGTTAGCCCAACGGATGCAACCGACAAGTCTGTTAGTTTTGCATCAAGCAGCACAGCAGTCGCTACTGTCAACAGTAGTGGCGTAGTAACTGGCGTTTCTGAAGGCTCTGCTACCATTACCGCAACAACACACGATGGCAGCAAAACCGCAAGCACTGCGGTAACCGTAACTGCTGCTTAAAAATACAATTGTCGCCTCAGAAATAAACAATGCTGATTGAGTTCAGGGCGGCATCTAAAATAAGGAGACTTATCATGCTAAAACTTGATTTACGTAATAAAGATGGCAAGGTTGAGCACTTTCAAGAAACATTCGTGCCCGCCTTAAAACTGATCGAAGGCTTAAAACTAACTCCCGAGAACTTTCCTGATCTAGATGAATCAGATTGGATGGAAAAAAACGCAGAATTTATGGCTTCTTGTTTTGAAGACAAAAGCGTAACTAAGCAACGAATTTTAGACGGCGTTGCCGCTTGGGACTTCAACAAAGTATTTAACACCTTCAATCAGCAACTTTTCGGGATTGACCCAAAAAAAGTGGCAGCGAGCGAATCAGCAGAAAAGAAGCATTAAATCAAATCTACAAAATGATTCGTTCGGTTGTTACAAATGTTCCGGGGTTCACGATCAATGACATTATGAAAACTGATTGGGAGACGCTACAAGAAGTACTGCTACAAAGCGAACCCGAAAAAGAAAAGGTAGTTTCACTTGCCGATTTTATCAAATCAATGTAGGAAGGAGGAAACAAATTGGCAGAACCATTAGGTCAAATGATGATCGAACTTGGGCTTGATGATACCAAGTTCGGTAACGGTCTGAAGAACGCCAAGTCACAATTGAAGTATTTTGGGTCTGAGATGAAAGCTCAGGCCTCTTTCTATGACGCTTTTGGAAGTAAATTAGACGGCTTAAGTGCTAAAGAACAAGGCTTGACCAAGATGATTGCTGCACAATCAAAGGTTGTAGCCGAGTCTAAGAAGGCATACGATGGGTCACTGACTTCAAAAGGCGAAATGACAAAAAGCTCAGCTAGACTAGCAGCTAATTTTGAAGCCGAACAAGCAAAGCTCGCATCACTGGCTAAACAGTACATCAGTACCGCGCAAGCGGAAGCTGAAATGAGCGTTAAAACGACCGGTGTCACGGGTGCAATTAACAAACTCGGTACAGCCCAGATCGCCATTGGTAACCGTATGAAGTCGCTTGGCGACAGCATGACTACCGGCATCACTGTGCCTATAGCCACAGCTTTTGCTGCAGCCACTGCAAAAGCTATTGGGTTCCAAAATAAACTATTGGTAATCAAAAACCTGCTTACTACTGGTGGCGAATCAGCAAAAGAAGCCATTTCTGGCGTTAACAAGATGCAATCAGACGCCATTCAGTACTCTAATCACTATGGTGTATCAGTAAGCAAGATTGCTGATGGTTATGAAGAACTCGTGCGGCGTGGTTATACGTCAAAGCAGGCTATCGCTGCCATGAAAACAGAACTTCAAGGTGCTTTGGCATCAGGCGATGATTTCAACGATGTTGTTTCTGTGGCATCATCCACACTTGAATCGTTTGGTATGAAGTCTAATAATACTGCAACTATGACTAGAAACACTAAGACAGCTGTCAATGAGCTTGCTTATGCGGCCGATCTGACAGCAACGGACTTCCAGTCTCTTGGTGTTGGTATGTCATATGTTGGTGCCACCGCTCATCAAGCACATTTCACTTTGTCAGAAACCGCATCCGCTTTAGGTGTCCTGTCAAACAATGGTGTGGAAGCTGACAAAGCTGGTACTGGGTTACGTAAGGTGATTGTTAGCCTGAACACTGCAGTCAAGAACATTGGCACTAAGAATGACGTTCTTGCCAGCCTTGGCATCAAGAAAGAAGAAATCGTCGGTTCTAATGGTCAGCTCAAGAGCTTGAGTACTGTCATGGACGTGCTCAACCAACACACAAAGACTATGAGTGCTACCAAGAAAGCGGCTGTGTTTAACAGCCTTTTTGGTACCACTGGTCAGCAAGCAGGTATTATTCTCGCACAAAACAGCAAACAGTTAGCTGAATTGAATAGCCAGGTTGATAAGGCTGAGAAAAAGAACTATGTGGGCAGCTTATCGGAAAAGAACCTTAAATCTGCTCAAAATCAATTAAAGGTTCTACAGCAAAATGTTGAAAACTTGGGGATGACGCTTGCACAAAAAGTTCTACCTAGTGTGCAGCCCATTATCAAGGACTTGACTGAGGCTGTTAATTGGTTTGGTAAGCTGAATCCACAAGTGCAGCAAAATATTGTTAAGTGGGGGTTGTTGGCCGCAGCCATGGGTCCAGTGCTTAGCATTGGTGGAAGATTAACTACAGGGCTTGGAAAATTAGGCACCTCATCAGTTGGCCTTATTGCAAAAATAGCCGGATTGGGTGCTAAATCGCAAGCAGCCAAGACGGTTATGGGTCAGTTAACAGATGCAACAGGGAATGTTGTAGGGACCTTGACTAAAGCTGGCGGTGCCGCGACCAATACAGGTGGCTTAATTGGAAATCTTGCCGGAAGAATGACTGTTGCCGCTGGTGAGACAGGTGTATTAGGAAGCGCATTGACTCCGTTAGGGCTTGGCATGATAGCTGTAGCCGGTGCGGCAACGGTTGGTGTCATTGCTTGGGAAGGCTTCGGCAAACAGATGGTCGAGTCTTCCAACCGTGCTTCAAAGTGGGGATCTGACATTGGCAAAACGGCTGATACTGCGGCAACTGAAATGTCGCAATATCAAAGTAAAGTTGATGTTGCCATGTCTGGGGCATCCGGTTCCGTATCTAGCAATGCAAAAACTATTAACTCAGCATTCAGCGGTATGATTACATCTGCTCAAAAGGCAAGCAAAGCCCAGAAAAAGGCCGCTGATGATGTTGCCAAGGCTATTGGTGGTGAAGCCGCTGCTGCTCTTGAAGAAGAGGCTGGCAAAGAAGAAACGGCTCGCAACAAAGAGATTGCGAAGATGAAGTCATATGCTAAAGAAGCACATGATATCTTGAAAAATTCCGCCGACAACAACGTTGCTCTTAATGCAGAACAACGCGTTAAGATTGGCAACATTCAGAATGAAATGGCCGAAGCTCAGATTAAGACACTTGGATTAACGGCAAAGCAACAACGCCAAGTGCTCGCTGCTGAGCTAGGCGAAACGAGCAAAATGTCCGTAAAACAATTGTCCTCAATGGCAAAGTCCATTGGCGATGCTTCGTATCAAGAAATGTCGAGCTATGAGCAGCGTCTAAAAGCAATAAATGGTAATGCACAGCTTTCGGAAGCTGAAAAGAACGTGGCCATTGAAGCCCTTGAACGGGAACACATTGCAACGATGGATAAGCTCGGCGGAGACTATATCAGAGTTGCTAAAGCGCAAGGCAAGTCACATTCCGAAATCATTTCTGAGCTGACACAGGAATATGGATTTACTGCTACGCAAGCAGCCGAAGCTTGGGATACGTATAACAGCAGAACTAAGGCCGCCGCAGATGAAACAAAAAAAGCCGTCAGCGTCTCATTAGATGGCTTATCTGGCTCTGTCAAAAAGGCTGCCGAAAGTTGGAACAACCTGAAACTGACAGATAAAAATGGCAAAGTCAAGACAAATGCCGTTGAAGAGGTTCAAAAGGCCGTTAAAAGCGGCAAGACTTGGAATGCTATTCAGCTTTTGCTACAAGAAGGCAAAATGACAACAAACGCTCAAGACATGGTTGCAAAAGCCCTAGCTGCTAACAAGCAGTGGGACGACTTGCAGTGGATTCAGAGTGATCTACATTTGTCTTCAAATGCTAAAGAGCAAGTAGCAAGCGCCATGATTGCTAACAATCAGTGGAATGTATCTGACTGGAAGGAAGCTCAGATATGGGCAATTAACAAAACAAATAGTGCGACAATTGAAGCCCTTGCAAACGTAGGCAAATGGGATAGCTTGACGCCTAAACAGCAGCAATTAATTGCGCAAGCCAAGACAGGAGCAGCGCTGCAAGAGACCCTAAAAGATTTGGGTATATGGAACGATGTATCGTCTAAAGTACAGCAAGCAATTTTGAAAGCCATTGACGAGTCAACTGTCCCTGCTGCACAAGCTAAGCGAGCTGTTGATTCATTTGTTGAGCGAACCAAAACGTCTGTCTTGAAGACCGTTTATGTTGAAGAGCATGTCGTTAGCGGTGCGTATGGACGTTCAGCAAACGTCGCTACTCGAGCAAAAGGCGATTCTAACTTTGGTGGCGGCCTCGCGATGGTTAACGATCAAAAAGGCCCAACGTTCCGTGAAGCTATTTTTCACCCTAATGGTGGAATTGAGATTCCATTTGGTCGTAATGTGATTAAGCCAATCGAAAAGCATGCTCAAATTGTTCCTGCAGGAATGACGGCTAGAATGTTTCCAAAACTGCCTCAATACGCCAATGGTAAAGACATTCCAGCAAACGCAACAGTGCTTAGCCTAGCAAATCAAGTGACCCAATCGCTGGTTGGTCAACAACCAGTTAGTATCAGTAATTCATTAGACACGAAAAATCTTGAAAAGTTGCTTATGTCGATTCAGTCTATGATGTCCGCGCTGATGCAACGCGACACAACAATTGATATGGATGGACGTGCAGTTGCACAAGTTCAGTATCCATATCTTGATCAGATACAAAAGATTAGTGACAAAAGGCAAGCACGAGGAAGGGGCATCACAAGTTGAAAAAAGTTATTACGGTAACATTCGGAGATGTGGATTTGTCTCCTTATTTTATCGTGTCAAATATTACAATGCCTTTTTTATATAAGGACAACAAATACGACCAGGTCGGCCTATCTGACGGGGAACAACTGACTTATTCGCGCAACGCTAAAACACCAATTACGATTGAAGGCACAATACTTTCTGAAAATTCAGAATTAACAGTTGCTGAAACGCGAGATCATCTTATTTCATTGTTAAGCGGAAACGCGACAAAGCAACTGAAACTATCGAATTATCCAGATCGCTACTTTGATGCAATATTTGAAGGAACACAGGAATATGATGGAACATTTGATTATATTGCTAAAGTTGATTTGGTATTCATGGTTCCCGACGGCATTGCGCACTCGGTAGCCACGAAGACGTTTGACAATATGCCATACAAGGACGTGCCAGTGAACCTGCTTAAAGGGACATCATCGAACAACAATGGCGTTGTTAAGGCGAATGCTCGCGGAATTGATGGTATCACTCTGAAGAAAGCACCAGTCGATGGTGGCAAGACATATGTTTACACCATTACTTTTGGCGATATGGGACACACTGGTCATTCGTCAGTTAGTTGGTATGATGCTTCCAATAACTGGATATCTAGCCAAGCTGGTTCGGATATACCTTGGGTATCTGGAGGGGGTCGGTTCTCAACCGTATTGACGGCTCCTATTAATGCTGCTTATGTTGAGCTAACCCCAAGATACTTCAGCCAAACTTTCCCCACAGACACGCCTGTGTCTTGGACGCATGAGAAACTCGAACTAGGCACTTCTGCTTCTCCTTGGTCGCCTAACCCAGCAGATCCTGAATACTATACCAACACCATCACGGTTCATAATGGCGGCACTTATCCTGTTGAGCCAGTTATTACGGCAACTATGCACGCGGATAACGGCATGGTTGGGATTGTTAATGATCGCCCGGGTATTCTCCAATTTGGCACGCAAGAAATAGATGGCTTCATCACCGAAGAAAGCGAAGTAGCACTTAACTTAGCCGCTGTTCAAGGCTCACATATGGATAATCAAGCTGCCACAAACAATCCCTATTGGGGTGGTGATCCTAGTATGCCTAATGAACAGATTGGCAATGCGATTTGGACTCATGACGATTATGATGGCTGGAAGGTTGAGCCTAATTGGCCCAGTATTACTGGCGACCATAAGTATTGGAATGGTCCTTCAATCAAACACGACCTTGTCAAGACACACAACGGTAACTTCAAGAGCAATCTCACATGGGACGTTATGACACGCTTCCAAACTGGGGTAGCACAGGTAGGTGCGCTCGAAACAACGTTAGAAAGTGACGGCAAGCCAATCTTCCAGATGATACTGAAGGATAATAGCGCATTGTCCGATCAACTTTGGTGGATGTGTTACTACAAAGATCAACTGGTCGTCAATGAAAAGTTGGATCGCAGCATTTTCACTAATGACAAGTTCATTCAGTTGGAATTACAGAAATTTGGTAATTCAGTTGTTTTCCGAGTGTCCCCATGGGTTGGCAATCAAGGACGAGAGACGACTATTACCCGCCAGTTTACCTTTGCGGATACTGCTAGTGTCGAGACTAAGCAATTTTCCGCGTGGTTCATGCGTGACAAGACGTGGGGCGAATCGACCATGTATCTGATTGCGTCCACCGTCAAATGGCAGAACGTTAGCTGGTATACGAATATCAAGAATCGTTTCAGCGATGGCGATGTTCTCAAGATTGATGTGGCGAACGCTAAGACGTACTTGAACGGTTCTCTTGATCCAACCATGCACACGCTAGGTAATCAATGGGAGCAATTCAAACTGCCGCCCGGTGATACTGAGATTGCTATCACACCTTCGAGCTGGGCACAACCATTTGCATGTGAAGTAGAGATAAGGGAGGCTTGGCTATAAATGGAGTATTACTTTGCAGATCGAAAATCAAACATTTTAGGTGTTGGGTCGACTGACGGCAAAGGCGAATGGCGAATTGACAACGATATAGAAACACAAAGTGTTGACAATCGTCCTGCGGTCGGTTTGTCTCTTGATATTCACTTCACAACGGATCAGGAACAAGCAGTCAATGAGATGGCCAAAGAAACCAACTTCATTCTTTATCAAGACGAAGAAGGCAACGGCCACCAAATGGTGATCGAATCGGTTGAGCATGATTCACTAGGCCATATCCATTCAATTGTTGCTAGTGATGCCGGTAATGATTTGATTAACGAAACCGTTGGCGCCTTCAAGGCTGACAAGCCATATACCATCGCTGACTACATCACAAGGTTTACAAATGATTCAGGCTGGAAGATTGGCATCAACGAATTTCCTGACAATGTTCGAACGCTCGAGTGGACTAGTGAAGAATCATCGTTGGCTCGCATTATTGCCGTGGCAAAAGATTTTGATGCAGTGCTTAGCTTTGGCTTTGAGTTTGTTGGAACGAATTTGGTTAAGCGTGTCATCAACATTCGGCATGAAACGGCCGGCGATAGCTTGATCTCTTTTGAAATGAATAAGGACATCAACAACATCGTCACGCACCGCGATACCTATGACATGGAAACCTCTATCAAGGCTTATGGAGCGGTGCCAGAAAGCACGGATGGATCAACTAATCAGGATCCAATTAATTTGATCGGTTACAAGTGGACTGATCCAACGGGACAGTTTGTGCTTGATCAGTACGGGTTCTTGCACGATACCATTGCTGTGCAGAAATATTCAAGATTGTTAAGCAACAGTAACCCTAACCCAACACAGTCTGACTGGAATCGGGTTAAAGCGTTTGATTCAAACTCGCAGGCGGCACTTTTGCAAGCAGCTTTGGCAGACTTGAAGAAGTATAACCACCCAAACGAAACGTACGATATTGATTTGGTTAATTCACCATATGTGCCGCTTAATCAAACCGTCCACATTGCCGATGAGAATCAACAGCTATTTCTGTCTGCCAAAGTGTTGAGCATTCAGCGCAGCCGTGCTAACCATTCTGTCAAGCTTACTTTGGGTGAGTTTGCTCATGAAACAGTCAGCTTTGACCAACGGCTCAGCGATCTTGCCAATAAGATGGCCAACATGCCCAAGACTATTCAGTTTTATCCATGGCTTCGTTATGCCGATGACAATCAAGGCACCAATATGAGTGCCTTCCCAACTGATAAGAAGTATATGGCAATCGTTTGGTCAAATAAGACATCCGTCCCAAGTGACAATCCGGCTGATTACGCTGGTAAATGGGCACTGATTCAGGGCAAAGACGGTGCTGATGGTAAAGATGGGGTACCAGGCAAAGCGGGTGCCGATGGCAAGACACCGTACTTCCATATTGCATATGCTGACAGTAGTGACGGTAAAACGAATTTCTCACTGGATACTCCGGGTTCTCGCAAGTACATCGGTAGTTATACAGACTTTACACAGGCCGATAGCACGAATCCGGCACTTTATTCTTGGCAACTAGTGCAGGGGCCAAAGGGCGATACTGGTCCTCAAGGCCCTCAAGGTCCACAGGGGCCTCAAGGACCGCAAGGCGTTCCCGGAAGCAAGGATGTGCCATATACGTACATTCAGCTTGGTACGCCTGCTAGTCCCAAGAAAGGCGACCTATGGTGGCATGGGACAACACTTAACGATGCCACGGCATTGCAGTATTACAATGGGTCAACTTGGATTGACCAAAGTATCCAGCAGGCCATTTTGAACATTAAGAAGCTTGTTGCAATTGAGGTTGACAGTGCGACCATTAATTCTCCTGATATCAATGCACCATTTAGTCACACTGCTCTTAGCGATGCCAATGTAGGAAAGTTTAGCAGTGGCAACACCAGCATGCAGTATGGTCACGTGAATATCACAGGCAACATTGAAAACGATCAAGGTAAGGCTGACGGACATATGTTAATCAGCGACTTAGGACCATCGGGATTTATCAGTCGCGAACGTACACCTGACAATGCCGGAGATACCCAATATGCTAACCTTCAAGGTGGCAAGCTCAACCTTTCAACATTAATTAGCGCTGAAAATGCAGCCACAAAAAAATATGTATTTAGCACATACAAATCAACAGATAACGTGACGTATTATTGGAACAACACAACCGCTTATACAAGCGCTGACGTTGATTGGTGTTACATGTACTATAGCCGCCGGAACAACACAGTCACTCTAACGGTTAATATTTCAGTGAAAACCCAAACACCATATAATTATCTGAGACTAGCAGATATAAGGCCGGGATATAAGCCAACCAACACTCTGGCTGGTATTACTATGAGCGATGCCAAAGCTGGACATATGTGTTTCTTGTATGCCTCAACACCATCTGGGGGCACTCCTGGTTGGTATGTAGCACTTCAAACGGGAGCAGGCGGATATTTTGGTTCATTGACTTATATGACCCAAGATGATTATCCAACAGGAGATTCATTTTTCTAGGAGGCAATTATGAAAATCAAAGTGTGGACGGATAGCAATAATCGGCTGCTTAACTGGGCGTATGCTGATGAAAACAGACCAGTAGGACCAACCGATGAAGGATTCGAGGTTATTGAAGTTGACGATGCTGTTGGCTTGTATGAAAACCACGCTAGCATTATTGACGGCCAAGTCGTTCCTGATGCTGGCTATGATCCAGACGCTGACAGGCCTAAACCTGAGCCGTCACCTGAACAGCAGATGATTGCCGCGCTTACTCTTGAGGTAGCGCAGATGAAGGCGGCGAAATCAAGTGACTAATTATGATCAGTGTGCACTACTTTACAGTTGGGGGATTGATTTAACGCCTTATGTACCAGTAATGATCACCCCAGATCAATACAAGCAAATTACAGGCAGTGACTATGTCGCCAGCAAAAGCTAGCGGCTATTTTTGTGGAAGGAAGTGAGAAAGTGACATTTTTTGGATACACGATTGGTGACTGGGCGGAGTTCATATCAATCATAGGGGTGGGTGTAAGCGCGGGCAGCTGGCTGTTCAAAAAGATTGCCTTAGATCCATTACGCTCTGATATTCAAGTGCTTTCAGAGACGATTAATCGTCAGCTCAAGCTGCACGAACAGTCGTTGGCAGACTTGGGACAACATCTGAGGACACATGATGACGAGCTTGGCAGTCACTCGGTTAGGATTACTCGATTGGAAGACCATGTAGGCATTAAAGGAGATAATGATGATGAATAACTGGACAGAACTTTTAGTATCACTTGCAGCAGCAGCAGTCCCAATCATTGGGGCTTGGATCTCAAAACAGCTGCTGGCTAACAAGCAAGCATTAGCTTTGGTAAAGGTATTAGGACCGTTGGCAAACGCTGCGGTAACAGCAGCAGAACAGCTTGGTGTGACTGATAAGCTCAGCGGGGAACTTAAGAAGTCGGCCGCAATTGAAGCCGTGAAGAACAGTCTGAAGTCACTCGGCTTCACTAAAGCGGACGAGCAGACAATTGCCAACGCGGTTGAGCAATCCTACGCTAATTTGAAAGACAGCCTAGCAGAAACCTATCCACAAAAGACAGTTGATCAGGAAGCATCTAATCAAGACAAGGTAGCGGCCGCAGCTCAAGCAGCAGCAGATGCAGTTAAGGCTCAGCTGGCACCATCATCTGTTGCTCCACAGCAATAAGGAGGGCACCATGAAATTAAAAACTAAACTAATCACCTTGGTAGTCGCCTTCTTGGCGGCTATTTCTTTTGCCCTGCCATCGCAGGTAAATGCGGCCAAGGGAGATCAAGGTGTCGACTGGTCAGTCTGGCAAGGCGCTAATGGTGTCTTTGGTTATTCCACTGACAAGTTCGGCATCTCTCAAATCGGTGGCTATAGTGGGTATGGGGTGTATGATCAAACCACGTATAAGACGCAGGTTGCATCGTTGATTGCGGCTGGTAAGCGGGCACACACCTACATCTGGTGGCAGAATATCAACAACACCAATTTAGCCAAGCAAGTGCTAGATCATTTCTTGCCTGAAGTTCAGACACCAAAAGGGTCGATTGTTGCGCTTGACTATGAGTCGGGGTCAACAAATACAGCAACCTTACTGTGGGCACTCGACTACATTCGTGATGCTGGCTACACACCAATGCTGTATGGTTATAAGAACCACTTGATGAGCCATATTGATTTAGCGCAAATTGCTCGTCATTATCAGTTATGGCTTGCGGAATATCCCGATTACAATGTCACCACCGTGCCGAATTATGGCTACTTCCCGAGTTTTGACAATGTAGGTATCTTCCAGTTCACTTCCACCTATCGCGCTGGCGGCCTTGATGGCAATGTTGATCTAACCGGCATCACAGATTCAGGCTACAACGGTAGCACGACAACTGACAGCGGTAAGACCTATGTCCACCCATCAACCAATACACCCGCAACCAACGCGGGCCAGCAAGCCAACAACACCACACTTAGCCAGATCAAAGTAGGTGATAGTGTTAAGGTTAACTTCGGCACAACCCGTTGGGCTAACGGTGTCGCAATGCCTAGCTGGGTTCAGGGAAAGACGTACACTGTTCAGCAAGTATCTGGATCAAACGTATTGCTTGGTGGCATCATGAGCTGGATCAACCGAAGCAATGTTGAGCTGCTGACAACGACCAGTGTGCCATCAGTAAACTCAGGCTCAACCTACACTGTGCAATCTGGTGATAGTTGGTGGTGGATTGCTTACAAGTATGGCATGAACATGTATACTTTGGCTTATAACAACGGTAAGACGATTAACAGTGTCATTCACCCCGGAGACGTTCTCCAAGTATCTGGCGCAAGCTATTCAATTGTAGCAAGCCACACGTATTATACAGTCCGCTATGGTGACAGCTTCTGGAGTATTGCCAACAAGTACGGCATTAGCATGTACACACTCGCTGCCAACAACGGCAAGTCAATCTATAGCCTGATCTATCCGGGCGAAAGCCTATATATTAGTTAAAAAATAGCCTTCTGCTTGAAGTGAGTCACAAAGTTTGACACAATCCAGCTTTGGGGGGTTCAATCAAGTAGAGGGCTTATTTGTCGCACCTTCTTCAACACCTTTGTCGGAATTTCAACAAAACAAGAAAAACTCCTTTACCAAAATAGACCAGCGTGAAATAATATAGGAGAACTAAGGAGCTGATGATGGTGCAACCAGTTTTTTTAATAAAATGTCATGAAAATATAGCTAGTAAAAGATTGGCATTAAATTTTATTAACACAAATTCGGCATTCTTAAACAATGATAGCAATAAAGTTCTACTTGCTATGTCTAAAACGTTTTTAAATTCAATCTCATGGAATTGTGACGATGAACGACCCGTTGGGATGTCACATGATAGTGAACGCAATGTAGACTATCTTCAGGCTTCAATTTGGGATCCTATTACAGGAAAGTTAATTGGACAGAGGCGGTTTCTACAAAAAATAAACAAATGTTACTATACCTATGAGCTGAGATTTGATTATAAAGTGGATCATTGGCGTTTTTTTCTGACAACATCTTTTTATAGTGGGAACATTATCGTGACATATGAGCAATATAAGAATAGCTCATACCCAAAAAAGCATTTGTACGATCCAGAAAATAAAACGGCGAACCAAATAACCGACTTACTATCTGAATATACAGATTATGTTCATTCAGAAGTTTCTGGAAAAAGCTTAAAAAAACATGTGCTTCAGAATATTGGAGATCCGTGTAAACCGTTCCCAGGGGATATTTAATATGAAAATAGTAAAAGGTGAAAAAATATATACAGCTGATGAAATACTTTCATCTAAGCAATTCCAATTTGCAAATAAAATGTTAGCAATTAGAGTTAGCCATCAAATTAGTCAAGAAAAAGCAGCTATGATGGTAGGCATTCCATTGGAAGAGTATGGAAAGATGGAATGCTCTTATATGGGATTTGAAGTGGCAAAATATGAAATTTCTACTAACAAATTAGAACAAGCTATCAGCAAGTTAGAAAGCAATAACTACGAAGACGCTACTGAAGATAGCACAGAGAAGTACAACGAAGCAAACTTCTATAAGTATAGTGTTATCTTTCCTTTTAATTATGACAATAGTAACTCCCTCTACGATTTAAGAACAGGTTTTTCCAAGCACTGCGGCGTTGCTGAAAACTTTTCCGGAGCGTTAAGTCAACTAAGCACATCTGATGACGAAAATATTCACGAACAAACAAATATACGGAATTTTCAGTCAGAGGGTCCGACAGAAAACGAGGTTAGGTCTTATGCAGCATCAATCTGAGCTACAATTAAAGCTTATGAGTTTAAGGATGATCGATCTTCAAAGCTCATCAACAAGAATCGTTTTAAGAAAGGAAAATAGGACTATAGTTCCCGATAATATTTTGAGCTTGCCTAATGGAAAGAACAGCTTTGGTGCATCACTTACCCCTGTAAAAATAGGTCGTATTCCCTTAAATATTAAAAACAAGGTTAGCAATGAAAACGACATTTTTCTTATTTTAGAGCTTGCTTTCGGTTATAGGCAAGATCCTTTTCAGTTTTATAGTCGATATGGTTCGATTGTTGAAATTGTTGATAGTCATCTTTCATCACAAAATAGTGTGCAGAAAAAGGTTGCAAAAAATTCTTCAGATATTTTTCAACCGTTATATGCAGAAACTGTTTCCCAATTTATCAATACAGCAAGAGATGCTATTGGGATTCCAACGATACCTATTCAAAAAAGATTTTTATCAGAAGAAATCATTTCTAAAAGTCCATGGAATCTCTAATTTTATTAAATACTTGCTGTATTATTGATTGTGTCAGCCTAAGTAATATGAAACTAAAGTCTGTCGAGTCTCCTACCAGCAATGGCGGGAGGCTTATTTTTGTGCACTAAATTATCAGCCACAGCAAAAATGTTGAAACACGATTTAATAACTTGCTTCTGGATGCTTTTAGATTTTCCAGTCAAAGGGGGACAAAAAGGGGACAAAACATTTCCAGACACTGATATATAGGCAACCAAAATGCCTGTTCGCGGCACTTATTAGCATTCTTTAGCCTATTTTAGCTTTCAAGAATGCCTTTAAATCAACGATTAAGCCCTTCTAGCTTTTGTTAGGAGGGCTTTGTTTTTGTTTTAAGGGGGACAAAAAGGGGACAAAAATATTCAAAGACGATCCATGGCAGCCGTGGCTTTCACAGCTTCTTTCTTTTTCTGAGAGTCCAAAAGATGACCGTATACTCGCATGGTGATCGTGATGTCTGAATGGCCGAGACGTTTTGAGATGTAATAGATGTCAATGCCCTGACTGATTAGGTAGCTAACGTGGCTATGACGTAGGCCGTGGAAAGTGATTTGCTTTTCTTTTGGGATCCTCGCCTTGTCTTGCAAAATCGCAAGTGCCTTATTACAGGCTGTGTCAGTAATGACCGTGTGCCACTGATTACGCATGATCATTTGATCGGGATCTCGGTAACCAGTTCGCAGATATGCTGCCATCTGTTCTTGATGAACTTGTTCGAGTAGCTTAATAACTGCTGGTGACACTTCAATATCACGTACAGATGATTCCGTTTTAGTCGGCTTGAATCCAGTCCCATACTGGTGGTCCCAAGAACGAGTAACATGTATCACATTATTCTTAGTATCTATATCGGGCCACGTTAGCGCTAGAACCTCTGAAACCCGCATTCCTGTCATCGCACCTAGATAAACTGCAAACGCTCCTATGCTTCGATATGAAGCCTTCTCGGCCGCCTCAGACTTAACCTGTGCAAAGTCGTCTTGATCAAGCACTTTGACTTTGCTTCCTGAACGGATTCCACCAACCTTGGCACCAAAAGTGAAGTCAGAAAAAAGCAGACGATCATTGATGGCTGCCTTAACCATTGACCGGACGTAGCTATTCATCTTGCTGACAATATCCTTTGAACGTTCGCGTGGGCCTTTGCGTGTGGTCTCTTTCTTGCGGTCCTTACCAGCGGCAAAATCATTCAGGAAACGTTGCCATTCGATTGGGCGGATTGAGCCAAGCTCACGACCGTCAAAACGTGACTTCAAATGTTTTCTGAGCAATGTGTATCTATATTCAGTATTTAGGGACTTATCGCCTGACTTATAGGCATCAATCCATTGATCCCAATAATCTAAAAACAGTGTTCCAGCTTTTGAAGGATCGCCACCACGCTTTAGGTCATCCTCAACAGCTTCTGCAGCGTCTTGTGCCGATGATTTCAACCGATATCCACCGTGTGAAGCGACCAACTGCTTACCGGCGGAATCCGTATACTTAACTCGGTATTCCCAATACTTGCCGCGTTTCCTAAATGTTGCCATCATTTACACCTCCTTGTGCTATAATACAGGCGGGTGCTATTGCATCCACACCATGTAGTCACATTCTGATAGGCGTCTACCCATTCGGTGGGGTAGGCGCTTTTTATTCTGTATCCAGCCCCACTCTCCGGCTTGCACGGGGACGCCGCTTGCGTGGGGGAAGAACTAATTTAAGCTGAGATATTGTGAAGATGTTGGCTGCATTAGCATATTTGATTGACCTGGTTCGTCAATGTTTTCGAAAGCAATTCCAAGCCTAGAAAAGTTTATTTCATTTTTTTCGATGACAGCGACAATACTGTTTGAATAAACAGCATTATTCGATACTGTTACACCCGGAGTGGGATCGTAAAATTGGCCATCACTAAGGCTCCTGTTTCCTATAGTCAGGGTACTGAGGCCCTCCAAGTATGCATCATTACCAGTTTTGTTGGTTAAATTGAAGTCAATTTGAACGGTATAAAACTTGTTTCCAGGAATGCTTGTTTTATAGACGTCCTCTAGATCCTTTTTTATTGATGAATCTTGAATATCATTTTCAATAATCTTTATATCGTCAAAACCGACTTCCACGCTCTTCTGATTTTCTTGAAAAGTAAGTTTTTGACTTGGGTGAAATATTTTAACCAGAGTAGCTTTTCTGCCATCTCGGACTGAATAAGTTCCGACTTTTGTTAATTTACCGCTCACTCTCTTAGTGTCAGATCTTGACATTTTTGAGGTTTCTGCATTTTGCGTTTTGCTATTAACGTTAGCGGAGGAATTAGAGTTATTTCCGCAAGACGAAAGCAAGAAAACAGACAGTAAAGATAACCCAACCGACAGAGACCTTTTCATAATGAATTCCTCCAAAAAATTCCAGCTTTTAACGTCAATCAGGGTTTGGACGTAAGATTGTGCTATAAAATGACTGTGTATACGACTACCTTGCCGATGATATTGATATTCTCTTCTTCAAGATCTTCATAGGTATACATAATTGGACTAAATCTTTTGTCGGTTGAATCCGGAATGAAGGTGACAATTTCTTTTTGACGGTCGTTGTAGAAATATTTAACAGCGTAGTCACCATCATCTGCAAAAACAACGATGTCCCCGTCCTTGAGATCTTGAATGTCGCTGTATTGTTTGACGGCTATTAAAGAGCCGTCTGGAATTGTTTGGTTCATTGATTCGCCATTAACGTGCATCATCAATATGCTACTGTCTCCGGCATATCTTCCCATAACACTATCTGGTAGTTGAATCGTTTCAACGTCATCTGAAGTTAGCGGATCGACATTGCACAAGATTCCAGCCGATATCTCAGCGGGAATGTATGGATAAGAGTGAACATTTAGTTTTTTGACTTTAAAAGGATCTACAGGAGAAACTCCTATTAGGCTTTCCGGGGTTGTGTGTAGAGCACTTGCAAATTTATCAACGTAGTTTAATGGAAATTCACGCGTTCCATTGAAGTAGCGAGACACAGAAGATTTTGCCATGTCAACACGGCGTGCTAGTTCACTGATTGAAATCCCTTCGCGGTTGCGAAGATCATTCAAAGTCTTGATTATTTCATCATTTGTTTTCATGTATCTCACCTCAAGAATGATTTTAACACCGTTCCCGATTGTGCACAATAGGGGCACCAAAAAACAATATCTGAATATTTTTTTGAAATAATCGTTGACACATGGGAACGCGGATGATATTCTTTAGATGTTCCCAAAAGGAAACGAAAGGAGGCAATCCAATGACACTAAATTTAAAACGTCTTCGCGCTGAACGTATCGCAAAAGGAATGAACCAAGACGAAATGGCGAAAGCTATGGGATGGCATACCCGCTCTTCGTACGCTAAGCGTGAGAACGGTATTACAACAATTAGCGCTACCGAATTAGTAAAAATGGCAAGCATTTTGGGATACGGCGCCAATCAACTGGATCTTTTTTTTACGGATAACGTTCCCGATAGAGAACGAAAGGGGATGACGGTATGAACCAATTACAGCATTTTTATTTTAAAGGCCGGCAAGTACGTACTTTGAATGTTGACAATGAGCCAATGTTTGTCGGTAAGGATGTGGCTGATATTCTCGGATATCAAAATGGGAGCCGTGACGTAAACACTCACGTTGAAGAAGAAGACAGGCTGAAGTACCAAATCGGTACCTCAGGTCAATCACGCGAAATGACCATCATTAATGAATCTGGATTATACAGCTTAGTACTTTCGAGCAAGCTACCAACTGCGAAAGAGTTCAAGCGTTGGGTAACACACGAAGTTATCCCATCAATCCGTAAGCATGGTGCCTACATGACGCCTGAAACGATTGAGAAGGCCATCTATAACCCAGACTTCATTATCAATCTGGCAACACAGCTAAAGGACGAACAGGCCAAAACGGCGGCACTTAAGGCTGATAACGAAACAATGAAGCCTAAAGCGTTGTTTGCAGACGCGGTAGCCACCAGCCATACGAGCATTCTCATCGGTGACTTAGCCAAGCTCATACGCCAGAACGGTGTGGATATTGGCCAGAATAGGCTGTTCGCTTGGCTACGGGAACACGGGTACCTGATCGGTAGGGGCGATCGTCGCAACATGCCAACACAACGGTCAATGGACTTAGGCCTGTTCGATATCAAAGAGCGAACGTTCCAGAATCCAGATGGCAGCGTACGAATCACCAAGACAACCAAGGTAACTGGCAAAGGCCAGCAGTATTTTATCAACAAGTTTCTACAAAAGGAGGCTGTCTAAATGCTCGTACGCACAAAGGAAAAACTAGAAAATGTCGTTGCTGATTTTGTTTCTGGTCAGCTGAAAAGCAAACAAACAAGCCCCGAGATGGTAGTGGCCATCGCGGAGCTCATCGGATCACTTAGCAAGAGCTAAATAAAGTATATCGGCGCCGTTAGCTTGGAGCTTAGCTGCATGTCCAACAAATGAATAGGTAACTTCATTTTCCAAATAAATACTGGAAAAATCGTCAGCTTTAACAACGTTTTTATCCATTCCTAGACAAACTACTGATTCAAAGTCTGGGATTACCTCCGTGCTACCATCTCGAAAATGAACAGTTAGATCCATATCAATCACCTCCTTTCGGATTTCATTATCCGTCAGGAGGCAATCACATGAAAGGAGGAAATGCCATGGAAACGACATTGAAGATTAACCCTGAAATCACTATCACGCTACCGGAAGACAAGGTAATCGTTGACCGTTCGGAATACGAGCAATTGAAGCGAGACGCTGATTACCGTTGCTGGTGGGATATTCCAGAATTAAACAGGCGTTATCACCAAGACAAAGATTGGTTTAAGCGCAATGTTTTTTGGCCATATGAACGCGAGCTTCGTAATCGCTTAGTGATGTACCCACACGGCGGTAAATCAAGTTACCGATGTAAGCCAGAAGAGTTTGACCAGTTTATACAGGCGCATTTTCCAGAAATCAGTAAGAGGGCGGAGAAATGATTGGTTATTTACTAATTGCTGGTGGCTTCGGTGTGATCATCGGTCACTGCTTAGGCCACAGCGGAAATTGGAGGCAGTGGATTGAATGAAGCAGAACGAACCATTGGCGATTTGCTAAAGGAGCACAACAAATTGACGCTAGACGTAATTCGTGGCAACCACACACCAATTGCAAAGATGTTGCTTGTCGAGAATAAGAAGCTGCGCGCACGACTAGCAAAACTAAGAGGGTGACGTGATGACCAATGAGGAATACGAACGAATTCTAGCCGAAGTGAACCGTCAGATTGCAGCCTATCACAAGGTTGCCACTGACTATGGTCCGAACAACACAGACCCTCATCAAACGTATGCGATGGGTCAGGAAGATGGCGCACACGCAATCCTATTCATTATCAAACAAGCCATGAAAAAAGCCGCTGGCGTGCAGGCCAACGACTGATAGAAAGGAAACTTATTATGTCAACATTATACGACTTACAAGGAAAATATGCGAGTTTATTAGAACTAGCTGAAGACGGGACAACTGATCCCGAAGTATTGGCAGACACCATGGATTCAATCGTGGATGCAATCAATGACAAAGCTGAAGGATATGCACAGGTTATTCGCCAAATCAAAGCCGATATTGAAGCCAACAAAAAAGAACGTGACCGTTTCGAAGCGCGGATTAAATCTTATCAATCTAATTTGGGTACTATTTCACAGCGGTTGGTTGAAGCAATGAACGAAACTAATCAGCGCAAGATCAAGACACCACTATTCACTATCAGCGTTGCTAAGAATGGTGGAAAACAGCCTCTTTCCATCGATCAAGATAATTTGCAGGCTGATGTCTTCAAGGTAAAACGCGAGCCAGATACGGACGAAATTCGAAAACGACTAGAAGCCGGAGAAAAAGTGCTAGGTGCTGAGCTTAAGCCACGCGGTGAGCATTTATTGATTAAGTAGGAGGAAATCATGCAGCCAATTAAACATGCATCTGCAATTGATCGAACAAAGAACTGGCGAGTTTTGATTTATGGGAAGCCTGGTGTCGGAAAGACATCAGCCATTCGCAATCTTGATGGCAAAACACTCGTGCTAGATCTGGATGACAGTTCCAAAGTGCTATCCGGTGCACCGAACATCGATGTGCAACCATTTGACCGAAGTAAGCCAAGTGAAGAATGGAAAGAATTTCTGACTGACCTAAAAGGGCGCGTGCAAGGATACGACAATCTGGTGATCGACAACGTCTCAGCGTTTGAAAAAGACTGGTTTGTTGAGATGGGTAGGCACAGTAAGAACGGCATTGGCAACGAGCTTCAGGATTACTCAAGATGGACAAATTACTTTGCACGCATCATGACCATGATTTTCATGGACGCACCAGTAAACGTGCTAGTAACCGCTTGGGAGAACACGCGAGACGTTACTAGCGAAACCGGACAATCATTCAGCCAGTATGCACCAGCAATTCGTGATAGCGTACGTGATGGCCTATTGGGCCTGACAGACGTTGTAGGACGCGTGGTCATTAGCACAAAGACAAGCCACCGAGGAGTTATCCTTGCAGGTTCAGATGCAATCTTTGCAAAAAATCGCCTGGATGATCGAACAGCGTGCGCGATTGAGGATCTATTCAAGTTCGGAGGTGAAGCAAGTGAGCCGAGTAATCGACAACCCGCTGTACGGAGTGTGGACCATGATGAAACAGCGGTGCCAAAATCCAAACAATCATAAATATCCAAGGTACGGAGGCCGTGGTATTAAAGTCTGTGCCGAATGGAACCATAATTTTCAAGCGTTTAATTCCTGGGCACGGGAACACGGTTATAATCACGGTCTGACCATTGACCGTATTAATGTTAATGGAAACTATGAGCCCAGTAATTGTCGTTGGGTCAATCAAAAGGTTCAGCAGAATAATCGCGGAAATAATTTTACATTAACTGTTGATGGCATAACCCGGACCGCAAGCGAATGGTCTGAAGTATCGAAGTTCACAGCTTCTGCAATTCGGCAGAGATACGAAAAGCAGGGACGCTCTGCTTACGAATCAGTTTACGGCGATGATCCACGTCCAATCTTAATTACAATTGGCGGCATCACTAAAAACGCGACTGAATGGAATGAAACGATGGGCTATCGGAGTCGTCTAATTCATTCTCGCGTTGAACGTGGATGGGACCCAGTCAAGGCGGTAATTACACCGCCAAGAAAGGGGAACTATCGACATGGGTGAATTGCGTCCTTATCAGCAGCGTTTAGTTTCAGAGGCTCGCAAGTCCCTGGCAACTGGCAATAGACACGTTCTCGTGCAGTCTCCAGCCGGATCTGGAAAAACGGCAACTATGGCTGAAATTGCAAAGATAGCAACGCAGCGCGGTAACAACGTTTTGTTCATCGTACATCGTCGCGAAATCGTTCAGCAAGTTAAAGCAACGTTTTCAGCATGGGGCGTTGACATGAGTCGCTGCTATGTGGGAATGGTTCAAACCGTCACACGTCGCTTAGACAAGATCACACCTCCACAGTTGATACTGTGTGATGAATCGCACCACTCTTTGGCGAACAGCTACAAGCGAATCTTCGAACGATTCCCTGAGGCGTCACTAGTCGGATTCACGGCTACGCCTTGCCGGCTATCTGGCAAGGGCATGGGCGAGGTATATCAGGATCTGATTCTGGGCCCGAAAATTGACTGGCTCATCGACAACAACTATCTCGCACCATTTGACTACTACGCACCAACGCTGATTGACGTCGACAAGTTGAAGCGCGCCTCCACGGGTGATTTTAGCAGCAAGTCTATGAACGATGCCGTCAAGGTTCGCGCTGTGTTTGGGAATGTGTTAGCGACATACAAACGAGTTGCCGATGGCACCAAAACAATCGTGTACACGCATAACGTGCAATCGAGCATTGATGTTGCAAACGCGTTTAACGCTGCCGGGTATTCCGCTGAGCAGGTTGATGGAAAGACTCCAGCAGAGAAACGTGCGCAAGCTATGGAAAACTTCCGCAGTGGCAAAACGCGGATACTGGTCAACGCGGAATTATACGGTGAAGGTGTGGACGTTCCCGACTGTCAGACAGTAATCATGTTGCGTCCGACTGATTCACTCACGCTGTTCATTCAACAGTCCATGCGCGGTATGCGCTACAAACCAGGTAAGCGGTCAATCATTATTGATCATGTTGCGAACGTTTATCGCTTTGGTCTTCCTGACACTGACCGTGAATGGTCACTTGAAGATCGACCAAAGCAGGAAAAGCACAGGGGCAAATCAGACGGACCTGCGATCAAGAGCTGTCCAAAATGTTACGGAATCGTTCCTGCACAGGTTAAGCAATGCCCACTTTGCGGATATTCATTCAGAGCAGATGGTGCTGATCTTGAAGTTGATCCTACGGCCAAATTAAAAAAGGTAGACAAGAAAGTATTCAAAATAGTTGCGGACTACTCAAAAACAAAATATGGACAAATGAAAGCCGAAGATGCCGAGTCACCTGAAGATATGTACGCAATTGCAAAAGCACGTGGCTATAAACCCGGATGGGCTTACCACCAGATTGTGGCTAGGGGATGGCTAAAGGAAAGGAAGCGAGCATAGATGGGTAGACCAGCGATTGATCATACCGGTGAAACATTCGGAAATATTGAAGTCTTGGGTTACGCCGAAGTGCGTGGGAAGAGTCAACGTGTTCTTGCTAGGAATAACCGTACAGGAGATTTAAAAGTTTACTGGTACGAAGCACTACGCAGTGGGAGCACAACTGGAATTGGATTAGGAAACAAGCTTAATGCTGTGCAACGTAAATATTTACAAAGTAACAACACTTCTGGATACCCCGGAGTTTCAAGGCTTCGCACCGGAAAATGGGGCGCTTACATCAAAGTTAATAAAAAAAGGATTTGGCTTGGAACATTTAATACCAAAGACGAGGCCATCGCAGCCCGCAAAGCTGCCGAACACAAATATTTAGGAGGAAACTAATATGTCATTCATTACCGCAGATTATAGCAAGAATCAGGAAAACGATTTTTCACCACTTCCACAGGGTGAATATGAAATGGTCATTACGCAAGCCGGTGAAATTGCAACCAAGAGTGGATCAGAATCACTACAGCTGCGTCTCACGGTTCGCAATGATCTTGATGCAGCAGAGCCAAAGACAAACGGAAAGTACCATAACCGAATTGTCTTTTTCGATAACTGGAAGCGCAAAGCTACGAATCAATACGATATGGACAGTCTCCAGTATGTATTGGAGGCAACAAAGATCCCTGAAGGCACTCCACTAAATAGCATCGATGATTTCTGCAAAGCTATTTATCACAAGCCTGTACGAGTTTATGTAAAAGTTGAGAAAAATCCTGAATATGGTGATCGAAACACAGTGGCTCCGTGGAGCGTTCATGCTAGCAAATATCCACAAGTTGCTCACAAATTTAAGGACGAGTCGCAGTCAAGCCAGCCTCATGAACCAATTGATGATTCAGACTTGCCATTCTAGGAGGATTACGAATGTATGAACGCATTCCAGCAGAACTACGGTCCCTAAGCCAATGGGGATGCTATCACCGCATTTGGCAACCAGAAAAAAACAAATATACTAAGATTCCTTACTCTGCTTTAACAGGTACGAAAACAAGCTCAACAGACTCGAAACAGTGGGTAACTTTTGAAGAAGCAATCACAGCATTACAGGCTTATGACCTTGATGGACTTGGATTTTTCTTTGCAAACGGATATGTAGGAATTGACGTTGATCATATTGGCGATGATTTGGAGAGACTAGAAGAAGGACAAACCGACGACAATGTCGCATGGGAGTTCATGAATACTTTCAAGTCATATACCGAAAGGTCAATGTCTGGTACTGGTATTCACATCATTGTCAAAGGTGAAATACCCGGTACACGCCGAAGAAAAGCTAATGTCGAGATGTATCAAAGCGGTCGGTTCTTTGCAATGACTGGAGATGAGATTGGCAAGTTTCATTCAATCAATTCTCCGTCAAAAGAGGAATTCAAGCGGATATATTCAAAATATCTGGAGCCAAAAACCGTCATCGATTTACCCAGCAGGTACAATTTAGCGCCTAACAATCTTTCTGAAGATGAGATCATCATTAAAATGTTGAAATCAAAAAGTGGTGATCGAATTAAGAAACTGCTCAACGGCGGATGGGAACCATTATATCCATCTCAATCTGAAGCTGATCTGGCATTCGCAAATGACCTGGCATTTTGGACAGGCAGAGATTTTATCCGGATGGACAGTATATTTCGTCAGTCATCATTAATGAGACCAAAGTGGGACGAGAAGCACGGCAAAACAACCTACGGCGTTTCAACACTCAACCGAGCCATTAATGATGTGCGTGATACTTATCAGCCGAAACATGAAAAGCCTAAATATAAGCTTGGATTTATTACTGACACTGGTAAGCCAAAAGCGTTTCCTCCTCGTTCGTGGGATGACACAGGTAATGCAGATAGGTTTGTTGATCGATATGGTGATGTCGCAAGGTACAGCTATATCGATAAGGCTTGGTACATCTATAATGGTAGCTTCTGGGAACTCGATAAGCGTGGCTTATTACGAACCATGATTGACGAAGTAATTGCTGACTTGAAAAAGGAACAGCCCAAAACTCCTCCTGATGTTGATCCAGAAAAAGCCGAGAAGGAATGGGCAAAGTTTTGCAAAACCAGTCGTGGAAATCGTGCTAAAAGAGCGCTTGAAGATGAGATTCAACATCGTCTACCGGTAACCACTGATGAATTTGATGCCGATCAGACCTTAATGAATGTTGACAACGGATATATTGATTTATCTGATGGGACTCTTCACGAGCATGACATCAAGAAAATGTTCTCGAAGAAATCAAACGTTGAATATTCAGACACTGTTGAGTGTCCTGAATGGCAAACTTTTTTGGATCAGACTTTCAATGGAGACAATGAATTAATTGACTACATTCAAAAAGCGGTCGGGTACTCATTAACGGGATCAGTTGAAGAGCAGGTCATGTTTATCCTTTACGGCTCAGGGCGAAATGGTAAATCTGTTTTCATGGATACTCTCAAGCACATAGCTGGAAGTTATTCACGCACGATGCAAGCTAAATCAATTATGGTTCAGCAGTCTAGCGGGGGAGCCAATAGCGATATTGCAAGACTAAAAGGAGCTCGTCTGGTATCTGCAAGTGAACCAAATGAAGGTGTCCGACTAGATGAAGGACTTATCAAAGAATTAACCGGAGGAGAATCTGTTACCGCACGTTTTTTATACGGATCAGAGTTCGAATTCAAACCAGAATTCAAGCTTTGGCTGTCAACTAACCACAAGCCAATTATTAGAGGAACAGATGATGGTATCTGGCGGAGATTGATGCTTATTCCATTTACTCATCAAGTGCCGGTGGATCAGGTAGACAAAAGACTGACATACAAACTTGAACGTGAATCAATCGGAATCCTAAATTGGGCCGTTGATGGAGCACTCAAATGGCAGCGCGAGGGATTAGAGCCGCCGCAGAGTGTGAAGGATGCAAGCAATGAGTATCGAACAGAAATGGATGTTCTTGAACTGTTTGTCAATGATTGCTGCGAAAAAGGACCCGGATATCAGGCTGCCGCTGGTCAACTTTACCAAACATATGTTGACTGGTGTGATAAATCTGGTGAGTACAAGATGCGCAAACAAAAGTTTGGCGCAGAAATGCAGAAGAAATTCGAATACGTTAGAAAAATGGACGGAAGATTTTATTTGGGAATTCAGAAAAAGATAGATCCTAGGCTAAATTGGGCAACGAAATGACGGATGATATGACGGATGAATTTTAAGGCTAACCCATACAGCTGTAAGGCTTTAGCTTATATTTATTTATTATGACGGATGAATAGTTAAAAAGTATATATAGATAAATGTAAAAAAAGTATATAGGAACTTAGTTTTTCGATTCATCCGTCATATCCGTCATTAATTGATTTTATCCCTTGCGAGAGTAAGCACGAATGACTTTAAACATCCGTCATATCATCCGACATTAAAGGAGCATACATGAAATCAGAGCATGCCATTCAATCAGAAATCATGCTGGCACTATCGGAACACGGTTGCATTGTCGCTAGAACGAACGTGGGAACTGTAAGAACTGTGGACGGAAGACTTTTCAACGCAGGACCACCTCCTGGTTGGCCGGATGTTACTGCGATTCGTAAAGTGGACGGACGCGCTGTATTGGTTGAATGCAAAAACGAAAAAGGCAGACTTCGTGAAGACCAAAAACGTTTTGCGGCCGCCATATCAGGAACAAAAGTAATTTACGGCGTATGCAGATCGGCAGACGATGCTGTGAAGTTATTGGAGGCAAACAAATGTACGTAGTAGCAGGTTTAAACACAGGAGCCGAGTATTACCAAGCCAAGTATCAATCTCAGTGTATCCGCTGGATTAACGAGAACATGGCCAAGCACAAGAAGGCACGCAATACCCGTGGTGATGAAATAAAAGTTGATATTCCGGAACCACTGATTATCAAACACATCTAAAACTAAGGAGAAAACAATCATGAATAAAAAATTGACATTTACAGTAACTGTTTTAGCAGGACTTATGTTTGGGGCCGGTGCAACCGCCATTGCCGACAATGTTTGGCAAGGTCACCAGAACATCGTGGAGACCAAAAACAATATCGACAAGCTGACGGCTAAGATCAACGCTTCACAATCTAGCTTGTCCGATTTGCAACATCAGTTGTCTGACGCGCAGGCACAGTATGCGGCACTCAAACGGCAATATGACAACGATATGGCAAGCAAGGACGCCCAGATTCAGCAAAAGATCGTTGAAGGCCAGCGAGCAGTCGCCCAGAAACAGGCCGAGGTCGATGCTAAACAGCAGACCATCAATGACCTTACATCACAGTTAGAAGCCGCTAAACAGGCAAACAATGACTTATCACAGGCAATCAAAGACGCACAGAGCATCAAGGACTATTCCGATCAGGCTGTGAAGTCAGCAAACGCACAGTAGGAGGCCGACCAATGAAAACAGGAGACGACACGTTCGATGACATCTACATCAGCAAAGAGACTGGCAAGGTCGTAGGCGTCATGTACGAAGATGTGGACTACAAGCTAGTGCCAATCAAACAGGAGGACGAAAAATGAGCGAAGAAAAACTGTACGCGGTAAAGAATAACGAAGGCAAATACTGGGACTTTTCAGACAATGATATTTTCTGGAGCTTACCTGCAACACGTTGCCCTACTACTAGCGGAAGAAGCTTAGCCACGTCTACTGCAAATAAGCATGGTGGTCACGTTGTCACGTTCGTTGAGGAACCTAAAAAGGTAGTCGTGAGCGCAGAGGAGGCGGAGATGCTGAAACGGGCGAAAGACACAACCATTTGGCGTCCCGCATCGGTCATCGCTGGTTACGCATGCGAAGCTGAAAGAGATTCTTCGGATGCTGAGGTGCTTCTAGAAGACCGCCTCATGCGCGCCTACGTCAATGGCTACACCGTTGAAAATGAGAAGAAATACAACGTTAAGGTGCCACATACCAGAGAGGTTTGGTATTACAAGTCTGGTGATGCAGATTTGCTGACGATTTGCCCAGCGGATAAAAAACTTCGTGGCAAGTTCACCGAATCGGAGATCAAGTATTACGGCTTGCAAGACTGCGAAAAAGAAGAGGTGACTGACGATGAGCGATGAGACGAAGCGGGACGTGTTTGAAACAATTGCATGTGTGCTAGTGGAGGAAGAAAAATGAAATACTACGAAACAAAAGAACCTTTCCATAGCTTGATTGTTGCTAACAACACTAAGGAAGCTAAGAAACTTTATCGTGAAATGTATGGAGATCAAGATGACCCCGGAAAATTTAAAGAGTTAAGTCGTGAGGAAGCACTATATCATATTGCTTCTGCAAAAACGGAAGACAGGGATAATCTCACATATGAAGAAATTAAAGAAGATTTAGACGCTAAGGTGCCCACAATGCTTCTGGTGGACGGAAGCATCTTGTAGGAGGCGGAGAAATGAAACGAGAGATTAAGTTCAGAGTGTGGGATAAGGTGCACGAGTGTTACTTGTATGACGTGCAGGACGCATATGATACGCTGAGCGGCTGCGTTAAGTATGAAGATGGTGAGAACGCCGATTATGACGAAGATTGCTTTGCCGGATTCTTGGATAACGAGCAATACATTGTCGAACAATATACTGGATTACACGACAAGAACGGACGGGAAATCTACGAAGGCGATATTATTGCTACTCACCCTAAAAGCAGATATGAGGCTCCTAAGAGTGGCGTAGTTCAGTTTGGGGGATCTTGTCCTAGCTTTAGATACAAAACGGAAGATGGAAAGGAATACGATATTTGGAGTAGCAATGCTTATCGAACGTACGAGGTCATCGGCAACATCTTTGAAGACAAACAGCTATTGGAGGGAAAGCATGAGCAAAAGTAAGGACGTTGACGCTTATCTTCAAGGCGAGCTGTGTGCAAAGGCCGAACTCGCAACGAAGCTACTGCATGACATTGCCTGGTCTAAATGGACGACTGACGCGATGACTGCACGTGCCAAGCCAATTTACAAGCAAGCCAAGGAACTGAACTATTGGCTATTAAACAGTGACGAATGGTACACCGAAAATGAGTACGGGAGCGAAGACAATGACGACTAAAGCTGACATAGACGCGGCGCAAAAGGCTATCGATGCCGCGAACAATGCAATCGGCAAGCTTGATCTGTGTGGCCTGTATGATTGCGCGTGGCAAGCGAACAACAACTATAAACGCATCATCGATTACAACAAGGAACAGTTGGAGGTGACTGACGATGGCATTCGTTGAGCTTGAAGACGGTAGCTGGATAAACCCTGAACTGGTTGAGCTGATATACAAGAAGCAATTAAACACAGACTTTTGGGCGGCCTCTATGACTAATGGAGATCCTGCCTTAATCACTGACGCCGATCGCATTCGCATTCTGAAAGCTTGCGGGGTTCGTGAGGATCAAAAAGGAGAACAGCGATGAGCAATGACATGACACACCAAACAGTTGTGCTTCAATGTAGCAATGATGTTGACCTTGATACCCTATTTATGGGAATTCAACAAGTAACGGACGGTGCAAATTTAGTTACCTATGATTTAGACGTGGAGGGACAGAAGACAATTGAAAAAGCACTACCAGCTCTTACACATGACTTTAATTTTCTGGGGGTGACTGACGATGAGCAATGAGACAAAACGGGACGTGTTGGTAGATGTTGTTGATGCATTGGATGATGCACAGGTGAACGATGGCAATATCGGACACCAAGATGCAGATTTATTCATGGCTGAATATGATTCTGCCTTGCCAGATGATCTGCCGGTGATTCCGAAAGCGGTAGGAGGACTTATTAAGCGACTTAAGTCCAAACCCGATAGCACGTTATTCGATGCTGTAGATGTTGACCACATGGTTTATGAGTACGGCTATAAGTGGCGACAAGCAGTGGATAATGCCAACTGGATAGATGTTCACGCTGACACATTCGCCCGTGCATGGGTGCTAGGTGTCTGGCGCGTTGAGGAAACAGGGGAAATCGTGAAATTGGAGGCGGAGAAATGAAAAATAACTCAATCGCATCAATGAGCCTCCGTGACCAACGGCTCCAACTCGTGGTAGTAAACATTTTACTGGATGAGTGCTATGGCCTCAAGCATTACCCGGGCCAGAAGTTTCTCAGCAATGGAGAAAAAACACTCCAATGGGAAAATGCACTCGACAGCGTGAACACCAAGATGATCAGTTATTCTTATGTTTTAATCATGATGAACTTGCGCGGAGGGTATGAAGTATTGAATGCGACCGCCGATGCCATGCGCGACCAAGGCGAAGGCATTGACAAGGCCATTCAATTATTGGACGCGTATAAAAAACGTATCGAAGCCACCGCGGAGGAATTAAATGCAGAACTCGCAGAGTAAGATCGGGTAAATAAGCAGAAATGATGATTGCCGTTATGTTGCTAATCTCAGGTGATGCAATGTGGATGTGGGCTAACTGGAAAAGGAAGTGAACAGTTTGGATAGTAAACAAGCACTAGCAAAAAATCTCAGACAAAATATTCATGATCTGGGTATGACACAAGCCAAATATGCTAAAGACATTGGAATACCCCTTAATACGCTCGAATATGCCGTCTCTGGGAGGGGCAGTGTTTCTCTCAACACTCTGGATAAAATCGCACAGGGAGCAGGTCTCGACCCGTGGGAGCTTATTAGGCCTCCTGAAGACAAATGAAAAGCGCGCCGGATGAAGGACGCGCTGGAGGCAGATTTAGCTAAGAGATGTAAGTAATGAATTTCGCCACAATAGAGGCTACCTCCTTAATCAGTATAGCAAACACAAATATCGAAAGTACACAAAAAAGCGCGCCGGATGAGGGACGCGCTGGAGACACTGTAGACAACAATATTTTTAATTGATTTTATAATATTGAAATGCCTCCGAAAACAGTATAACAAAAGCGCACCACTACGGCACGCTTATCCTACAAACCCAGACAAATTATACCATAAGGAGTGGACGCAGTGGTGCGAGCAACGAGATATTTTAGCCCAATTGATCATGACAAAACAATTGAAAACGCCAAAGAGGTCTTGGGGAACTACTGGCATCACAAGCGGCTCGCTCAAAGCACCAAAATAGCGCTCAGAAGCCCCGTGATGGACGGCATGCCTAAGTCACCTAGCTATGGAAACAAAGCCGAGGACAAGGTAATATCGCACGCTGACGAGCTGTACTATATAGCGTGCTGTGAAGGCGCTATTGAATCTCTGGATTCAGCGAATCATCGGCTTATACTAACAAGTTCTTACTTAACCAAACGATATAGTGACCAGCAAATAATGGACAAGCTGTTTTTATCAAAAGCCCAGTATTATCGAACAAAACGAGAGGCGCTAATCGCATTCGCTGAGATTTGTCCATTGGTTGAAATCGAGATGAGACCTTTGTGAGACATTTCAACTGCTTTTCCGTCTTATTATGGTATTGTGCCAAAGGTGAGAAACCTGAGACACCGCATTTTTCCTCCGAGCCTCAGTGATGATAAAGCTGTGGCAAGGCGTGGCAATGAGGACTGGCTGTGATAGTCAGGCGGGTTCGATTCCCGCATGCCACATTGTCCAGTTTAGCGACCGGACACAGCTTGCGATGACCCCATCTGACACTGGGAGAGCGAGCAAATCGCTGTGGCGGAATAGGTAGACGCTATGGGTGATAGACGAAGGCTTGATAAGGGCAACGGTAAAGGCGGAACATAAATGGATTCGGAAGTTGCCAGCCTTAAAAAGTAGATGAATAGTAATTCGCCTGTGGAGTTAGTCAATTGCGACCATATCCGTTCCTAAGCCATCTACAATGTGTCATGTCGGGTGCAAATCCCGACCAGCGATATACGGCCGATAATTGAGACGTTTTGCAGCGTCAACAAATTAAACCGCTATGTTAGCGCGACATAGTAAGCCAATCTATTATGCTAGTAGATTGCAATGATGGGGCAGATGCGGCTCGCCCATCAATGAACAGGAGCAACCGAAGGCCTAACGGCTCCATAGGACAACTACCCAAGTGCACGGGCAAGTTTATCGGGTTCGAATCCCGACGGTTGCGTTGAAGCACTTCGCTAAGGTGAGGTGCTATTTTTGTGCAACAAAAAAGCCCTCGCTCTGGGAAAACGAAGGCCAATCACTTTGGAGTATGAGAATGAACTCACCAAGTCATTGTAACACAATACTTATAATAGGCACATAAAAAAGCTCTCGGGGTCGAGTCCGAGAGCCTGAGGAATAAAAATGAAAAGAGCACCATGGTCACATGTGGCTCACGGCTATTATATTTCAGGAGGCGAGTAGATGCAATGGACAGATGAACAAATCAGTGGCATTAGGAAGCTCGCCTCTGAAGGATTTACAAGACGAGAGACGGCAGACAAGCTAGGAATTAGCTATGACGCGCTTCAGGGCAAAGCAAGACGACTTAGCATCGAGTTCCAAAAGCCACTAAAGAATGAATACGATTCAGACGGCACAAATAGGAAGACACCATCCGCTGACAGAAAAGTCGCTCTTAATGCTGATGGTAGTCAAACAGTCACTGCCTTAATGAGACTCAAGCATGAGCCAAATAAAGACCCACGAACTTTGATGGAGTTGTGTGGATACGATCCTGATAAGTTCGAGATGGTCTTAGGCGACTACAAAGTGTATGAGCAGCATAGTACCGAAGACGGCACAGTTCCGCAGTACAGC